TGGGGACCGTAGCAGCCACGCTCGTCACGGTTCCTGAGCCACCACCGCCACCTGTGGCCCCTTCGTCAATTGGGAGCGCACGGACGGCAAGCGAGCCGTTAGCGGCGTAGTGGATAATGAAGCCGATAGGTAGGATGATGCCGGACGACGGGGCGACGTTGGTGAGGCCACCTGCGTTGGCTTGGTCGCAATACAGAATGTCGCCGTCAGCCCACGTTTCCGACACAGGCTTGAGAGCCGTCAAATCTGTGCCCTTGATTCTTCCAAGGGCAAGGGCGGCTGAGTCGCCTCCGGTCAGCACGTTTTCCTGAAGGATGCCGACAAGCACCTTTGCGTCGCCCGTTCCGCTTGCGTCCATAGCGTCAATCAGGATTTTGCCTGAAGCACCAACACTACCCACGGCCATAACCACGGTTCCTTTTGTGAGCGGGCTTCCGGTTTGGTTCTTGACCGACCATTGGAACGTCTGCCCGACGTGTGCGTGAATGCCGTTCACCGTGCCAACCGCCAAGGTCTGCTCGTTTTCGTCCCATCGGACCTCGCCCGCAATCGACACATCAGTTTCGCGCGTGGTGTCGAACTCAAGCCCCACCAAGCCGGTGACGTAATCCGTTGGGCCAAGCGCGGTGCGTGGGCTGCGATACAGGCCGGGGCTGATTTGGGAGAACGACCAAGAGCCGCGAATTGTGGGTGGCTTTGTGAGGCGAATGTCCGAGCCTTGGTCGTCGCTGTCCACAGGGCCTTTGAGCAGCACACCGTCGCCAATCGTCAATTCTTCAAGGGACAGGTAGCGGTTGTCCGGCAGAATAACACGGTGTCCTGCCGTGTTCGCATAGAACTTCATGCTGCGAATGTTGCAGATGAAATCACCGTTGTTGTAGGTGGCCGAATAGTCCACAGGGATTTGAAAGCCACCCGACGTAGCCAAGAACTCGTAAGTCGCCATACCACCGTCAAACAGGGGAATGCTCACGTCGAATGCGTCAATCCTGAACGCTTTTAGTCGGTCTTGGTCGTCCATGTCGGTTGTTGGGGACCAAGTGGCCGCACTTTGGATTGTGAGGTCGGGGAAATAGGCATAGCCGAGCGTTCCGGTGGGTGCGGCGTAATCAGGGCCAAAGTCACCGCCCACAAGGACGAGCGACGTGCCGTGCTGCCCGTCGTCAAATGTGGTAGCGGTCGAGGCCGTCATAGCAAACTCGATTGTGCCGGAATAGGACGCGCTGTCTCCGACCATGACGAAACGTGTGCCGAAGGACTTGTAGGTTCCAAAATAATTCGGGGATGCGCCATGCTCAAACTCAATGGCCTGTCCGGTTCCGGCGATTGCACCGTTGAGGAAAAGGGCCTTGGTTCGCAGGTCATTGACGAGCGTAAGCGTGTAAATAAACGAGTCTTCGATGATAACCTCGTCCACGGTCAAAGCCGACACGGGCATGGGAATGTCCCATGAGCAGCCCTGTGTGGCCGACAGGTCGAAGATAACGCGGTCGCCCGTAGTTGGGACGGCTGCGGGACTCCAATTGGCCGCTACGTTGGCCGACGTGCCGGTCGTGCCAAGCCAAGTGTAGTCCGTCATTAGCCATCAACCCGCGTCTTCGTTGCTTTGAAGACGAAGGCCGAGCCACCCTGTTCGCTGATAAGAGCGAGCAATTCGTTGGCTCGTTGCTGATACGCCCTTAACTGCGCGTTCAAACGAATGTCGTTTTCCCGCTTCTCACCTTCGTTATCAACATAGGAGGGAATGGTGTCCACAAGAACCTGAAGACAGTCTGAAACGACCAAGGCTTTGATTGCTGCTTCCTGTTCGGTTTCCGTCACCGCGTTGGTGGTGTCGGTTGGGAGGAACGTGGCGTTGCGCGACGCCTTGTTCACCTGAATTGTTCTCAGGGTGATGTATTCTGAAATGGTGGCGTCATTCAAGCCACGCGGACGGCCGAGAAGGTCACGAATCGTGTCCGTAGTGACCGTCATTCCTCTTCACCCACCTTGTCCTCAGGCCACCGTTGGTTGAAGTCCCTTGGAACGTCAAGAATCGAAGCGTCATTTGGAGGTTCCGCACACCTGCCTAACACAAAGACCAATTTTGTTTCGACAATCATGCGAGCCATGCGCGAATCGGGCATCCAAATGGTGTCCTTCGTTTCAATGAGCGTCACCGGATTTTGAGGTGCGCGGGATGCAGGCTTCGCAAGTCGGACAAGCCAACCGTTGCGACTGAGCCAATGCTCAAGCCGATGCTCAAGGTCAGCGACCTTTGCGCCTTCAGGGACGGGGATGCCCCGCCGGTTCAGTTCCTTAACGAGAGCGGCTTTGCTCAAGTTCAGGCCACCTTCACGGCAAGCACATACACGTCAATGACCGGGGCGTCGGAGGAAGCCGCGTCGGTGTGCGTCACCTTGAGGGTTCCGCCCGCCGCGATTTCGACCTTGGTGTCGTCCATCTCGCCCGCAGCCGCACGGGTGTTCGCACCGCCGGACACGTCGATGGCGTCGCTGATTGCGTCGCTACCGTTGAAGACTTGGAGGGTGTCGCTCGCCGCGCCCGCTGCTCGGAGGTAGCAGAACGCGTCAATCACGCGCACCTTCTCAGCCATCGTCAAGGACGTGTTGGACGTGCCGCTGCCCGCCGTGCTGAGGTGGAACACCATGAGGGGACCACCGGCTGCTCCGTCCTCACCAACGAGGCCGAGGTGCTTTGACTCAACGAATCCTTGCATCTTGCGGTTTTGCGCCATCTTGTTCACCACCTGTATTCTTTAGACTCGCGCGTCAGAATCAAATGACGCCGGTAATCTTGCAAATCCGGTTGTTCGTGCCGCTCGACGCACCGTCTTGGTGTTCGTGAACGACCGCACCCATGTAGCCGGTCAAGAGCCAATCGTAGCCAACACCGGGGAGGCGGGTCAGTTCGGTTTCTTGGAAGCCGGGGCCGTTGTAGCGGAAGAACTCAGCCGTTTCGCTGCCGGGGATGAGCAAGAGCGCATCCGAGCCGAGCGCAGCGGTCGAGTGGCCGCCCGTGTAGTCGCGGGTGTAATACACGGTGAGGTTGGCGACGCGGCGCAGGTGGTCCGCGAGGCTCTCCACGACGTTCCCGTAAAGTTGGGTGTTCAGGAGTGCGCTGCGGGTGGAGGCAGGGAGAATCAGGGCCATCGGTTCGTCGCCCGACACACGGCCGTTGGCGAAGATGAGGTCCATGGCGTTCAGGAGGTCAGCCTCTTCGTCAGCCGTTGCGGAGCCGAAGGTGGCCGTCGCAGCCTGCGTCTGACCCGCACCACCGACGAGGGTGTCGAGAATCAGGTTGTCGATGGTGTCGGCAAGGCCGCGCACAATCGCCAATTGCTGACGGTCGATGTTCTCAAAGGATTCACCGCGCAGGCGAACCGAGTCGAGGAAGGTCGTGCGACCCTGACCCTTGCTGAGTTGGACCGTGTAGTTTTCCGTTCCAATCTTGGTCGGCTCGGTCACGGCCGCGTCGTCCAAGGGGTAGGTGAAGGAGCCGGTCACACCCGTATACCACTTGAACTCAAGCCAAGGGACGGTGCGGGAACCGACGACCTTCGTGCCGACGCTGATGCGGTCGGACTGAAGTTGGATGAAGTCGCGGAGGGTCTGCTCAAGCACGGCGTCACCCGTCCCGAAGGGACCGGCGGCGGCTTCGACGTTGAGGATTTGTTCAAGAGTTTGCTGCATTATCTCACTTCCTTTATTGTGTTCAAGCGTGGACCGCCGAGTTGGTGTTGATTGGGACGAGGGTTCCGGCGGTTGCGGTTTCACCCGCACCGACATAAACGCCAATCGCCTTCTGAGAGGTGGAGGTCTTGTCGCAGTAGCCGCTGCCGGAGGCGTAGGCCACGTCGCCAACGGCCCACGTCACGGCTTCCGAAGCAACCCACAGGACACCGCCCATTGGGAAGAAGGAAACCGTCGCACCGGAGGTTTCGTAAGCAAGGTCAGCGTCGCGGGAGGACTCGCCTGCGCTCACACCAACCGCAACTTCGGAGGCGGAAGCAGCGGTCACACGGAGGCCGGTGTCCTCGGTCAGCAAAAGGCCAACGCCGGTCACGGTTTGGCCGGTCTTGACGGCGGCGGTTCGGGGGTCTGTTCCTGAAAAAGCGGTCATGTTTAATCACCTCAAATGTTCATCTCGTCAAAGCGAGGGGCGCGGAAGCGGCCATCATTGGCCTCAACACCCGACAGGGTGCGGTTCCAAGCGGAGGCCCATGCGTTCCACGCACGGGCATACAGGTCTTCGGGCGTCTTCACGACCTTACCGTTCAGGTAGTTCGCGACGACAGCCTGCGAAGCCTCGACGGGAGCCTCGGACGCCACGGCGGGGGCCGGGGCCACGGGCTTCATCTCGACGGGTTCCGGGGCGGGGTGAGCCTCGTTCCACGACGCAATCAGCGAAGCAATCACAGGCTCGGACAGGTCTTCATGACCCTTGAGGCCGAGTTCGGTGGCCTCGGCAACGAGAGCAAGGCGGGCCTCTTCAGCCTTCGCCGCTTCCATGGCCTTGAAGTTCTCAATCTCGGCGCGGGCAAGGACGAGTTCGGCCTGAAGAGCCTCCATTTCGCTCGCCTCAACCATTTCGGTTTCGGACACAATTTCTTCGTCGGTCATGGGAATCGCTTCCTGTGCTTGAACGACCTCACGCCCCGGTTGTGGTATAAGGGTTTCCGATGCGGTCTTCCGAGCGCGGGGGTGTCCCTTCGGCAGCAAATCGTTGTCCTGAACGTAATTGGGGTTGCTTGGACGGCCGTTTCGGAGCAAATACAGGAAAGCCTTAGCGCGGGCAATTCCCCATCCGCCACGCGACATATTGGGGGCGTGGGAAGTGCTAAATGCGCCTGCACCCCGACGATAAACAGTAAGCAAAGCACCCATGCTCGCCTTGCTTCCTTTGTTTTTAGCATTATGCTCCCTCATCATTGATTGCAGACGGGCGCGAGTTTCCTCGCTCACCTTAATGTTCTTGTTGGGCTTCTTGGCGGAGCCGGGTGGATTCTTCTTGGACCCCTTGCGCCGCTCGCTCGGCTTGGCGGGCGTTTTACGAGGGTCATTCTTACCGGGCCTGCCGTATTGGAGAGCCTCAACAGTTTCCTCTTCGGAGGCGGCCATCGGCTTCTTTTCCATCTTCACGGCCTCTTCGATATTGGCGCGGTGGTAAGCGGGACGGTGAACGATGGCGAGGTGGTCGAACTTGAAGTCCTCATCAAACACCATGCCGTCTTCGTCGGCCTTGACCGGCGTTCCGTAGCCGCCAATGCTCACACCGTAGCCGGGACGGAGCCACATACCCGACTCCAACGCCTCAAACAGTTCCGGTCGCTCGACCACAGCCACATAGCGCACGTCATATCCGGTTTCGGTTTCGTGAACCGTGCCTTCGGTGACTTCGCCAACCACGGCCTCGTCCACGCCACCATCCATATTACGGGAGAAGCCACCCGCCGACAAGGGCTTGGGGTGGTTGAGGGTAAGGTCAGCACCGGGCATTTGCTTTGCTGCAACCTCAGCACCACGGCGCGTCAGGGACCAACGGTTCTTGTTCATACCTTCGTGGAACGCGATACCCCGGATTTCGATGTAGGAGCGGCCGGTCGAGGCTTCGACCTTGGCGACGATTTCCTCCACCGTGGCTTCCATGGTGACGTTCACGGGACGGCAGATACCATCAACCCCACGCTCTTCACCAATGGGACACGACGCTGCTTCGGCGTTCTTTTCCCCTGCTTTTTCCATGTATTCCTCATGGGTCTTGCAGGGCATGAACTTCCCGTCGGTTTCGTGGATGCCTTCGCAACCCATTTCCTTCGCGCGACCTGCGGCCTCACCGGGGTTGTCGTAGGTGTCCTTGCCGACTTCAGCGGCCTCGGCGCAGGATGAGCAGCACGGCTCTTCTTCAGCAACGAGTTCCTCGATAACCTCTTCGATGCCGTCAATGACCTTTCCGTTGGTGTCGTCCCACACGTCGAACCACAATTCGTCGCCCAACGACTCATGTTCTTCGTTTGAGGTCAATTGCGTGACGGACTTGGACCGCTCCCACATACGGCACGACCAATAGCGGGCCTTGGTTCGGGGGCCGGGGTTATCGCAGTTATGGCGGGAGCGGAAGTTCTTGCGGCGAGCGGGGTCGTCGCGCTTGATTTCCATGTTGGGGTCGCCAAAGCGCACAATAATGACGCGCCCCGACTCATTCTGCACATAAACGGCAAACTTGCGGGGGCCTTTTGGTGTGCGGAACGGCTTGCCAAGCGTGACCTTCTTTCCTTGGTATTCGGCCGCCTCGACCTCTTCATCCTTATGGTATTCAGCGTCCTTGCGCTCAAACATTGAATTGCAGACGGCATACCGCTGCTTTTCATCAGGGTAATCTTTCACAGCCTCTTCGCTACCCATGCAACGCTGCACGAAGTCGTCGCGGGATTCACCGGGCTGTGGGTCAGGCATCATTCTTCACCGTCCTGTGTCGTCACGCCTTCATTGTGGTGGTGGCCGACGTGACCTTCGTGAATACCAAGTTCGACGCGCTGCCGCTCATGCTCAAGCATTTGTTCGTGAGCAAGCCGCTGCGCCTCAAGGCTGCGGGCATGAGCAGACGACAGGTCGATTTCGCCTCGGTTGCTCGCCACAATTTCAGGGTGGAGGTTGATTTCGGTTTGCTGCTCGTTCTTCCACAGTTCAAGCATGGAGGTAATGATGATGAGCGCGGGACCGCCAATGATGGCGAGCAGCGTGGTATAACCGTCAATGTTCTGAATGACGGAATCGTCCTGCGTCCCCATCCAAATGATGTAGCAGCCGAAGATGAGCCACCCAAGGACAATGGGAACCCCAATCATCAGCATCATCCGGTCATTGAACGACTTCAAAGTGTCCACCGCCTGTTTCACCGATTTATTGGTTGTCGTTTGAACCTTCGGCTACATCGGTGGCTCCGGGTTGCGAATTGGGAAGCGGGTTTGGCCCATTTGGTTGCTTCGTCGGCTCTCTTCGCTCGTCCCCTTCCATATCGACCGGCAGTTTGAGGATTTCAAGGGCTTGATTCAGGGTGATAATTCCGGCCTGATACCCCATAGTCGCACGGCGCATGGACTCAAGCGGCGATTCTTCGGCCACCGGCTCAAACTCAAAGCGGGGGAGGTCTTGCATTCGGTGTTCAATGCCGAGCAGGGAGAGGTGCGTCGAAAACAATTGCTGAACGCCCTGAAAGACGACGTGTTGCAGGCGGCGAATGGCGGTGTTGGCCCAAGTGTTCGCGTTGTAGGTGGCCGCGAAGGTGGACCCCTTTTCCTGACCGGCCGCCACACGGGGGACGTGCAGCACCGCCGCGATATTGCTACCCACCATGTCGAGGAAGCCGGTGTTGTCGGGGACGGTGTTCTGCAAATCAACGTGGTGCAGGGTGACGTAGGAGGGCAGAATCGGCATTTGGTCGCCGCGCAGCCCTTCAAACAGGTTAATCACCTCGTCCATGATTTTGCCGAGGCGTTCTGCCTGCTCGTCGGGGTCGGTGATGTGTTCGATGGCCGAGCGGTCAATGGTGACGAATTGCTTAGTGAGGGCGTCTTCAAGCGCAATTCGATTGTTAATTGAATTGTATTTGGCTCGGATGGCCTGTTTGAGCGAGGTAAAACGGGATGCGCCCCACACACCATACGTCACACGGGACTTGCTGTCCGTGAACCAATTGCTCCGATAGTCAATGCGGAAGTGCAGCACCTCGTCACGCGGGAACACCTCTTGGGTGTATTGCCCCTCACGCAAGATGTAATAGTCGTTTGTGCCGACGTAATTCTGCTCGTTGGCGGCGAAGGCCGTTCCGTCTGCCCCTCGGTGGTCCACAATGGTTATTTGGCGCACGGGAAGGCTCGTCACGTCGGTAATGCCGAGGCCCGCCTTACCCACCATCTTGTTCACGTCATTCCCATACACCATAAGGTTCCGCATGGCGTTGATGAGCAGGTCGTCAAAGTCGAGCCGCTCAACGAGCATTTGGATGGCGTCACGAATCCGCTTGTTCTTGGCCGCCTTGTAGTCGATGCTGTAATTGTTTCCGGTGAGGGCCACGCTGCGGACCGCCCCGTTCAATTCGGGGTCAAACTTCACCATGTTGTCGAACAGGTCGAACTCGTTGGTGAAATTGGACGACGATTGAAACTTCTCCGTGTCGTCAAGGATGTTCGGGATGCCCGCCGCCACATTCAGGGACACGTTGGTCCCAACCCTACGAAGTGGGGGGGCTTCGGCCGTCACTCGGCGGAAACGGTCGAACAGACCCATGTTGGGTCTGAGATGTGGTGCGTCTTATCAAGCATTCCTCATTCGACGGATTTTTCGTCCGATAAATCCCGCAAATCCAATCCACCATGCAATTTCAAGAAAAACAAGAAGGATTCCACCTGCTGCGACGTGACGCAAACCATCGGCCAATACGGAACCCTCCTTCCACGCATGAACAGAAGTGAGTGTGGCGACGTTTAGACGTTCGCCTCGGATGATTATTTCCATTGTTGCCAAATCGCAGAAAAGAAATAAACGGTGGACTGCGGGCCACCACCCATTTTTGTTTTTTTGTTTCATAGACATTTTAGGTTAAGGGAGTTAAACCTAAAACACCATAGAAGGAAAAAAAGAATTACCCCAATTGTCTTTGTGTGCGTCGGTTCTATTCTTTTTGGGCGTCAGAAGCATGGAAAGAATGGCGACGCAACCCGAACCTTCATATGGCGTCCCCTTAGTCGTATGTTTAATGGAGCAGTCAGACATTGACTTCTGCCTCAGCAATTTCGACCGCACCCTCTCGGTGATGGGAAATGCCCGTAGGTTGCACGATTTGAACCCCGACCGCAGCGTTCGCGGGTGGGAGAATTACCTGCGTAGCAACGTCTTGGATATGTTGGACGACTACGAGCGACTCAAGCCCGGACAGAATCAACGGGCCGGACAATCCATGGAAACTGAAATCCTTCCTGACGTTGAGGGCAAGGGGTATTATTACGACGCAGGGGCCGATGAATACATCACCTTCCTGTCGTGCGCCGAGGAAATGATTCGCGTTTCAGGCGACAAACACCGCGCCATGAAAGAGGCGTATAGCAACATGGTGGGGAAGCCTGCCTCCATGAACGAAATGTCCCGTCGGTTCGGCATTCCCCGTGCGTGGTTTGACGAATACCGCAGGCGTCATGGGTGGACGCACGACATGGACCCCTACACCGACGAAGAGGTGGCGGTCAGCGAGCCTGAGCAATTGGTGGACGACCTCATCCTTCGCCGTCGCCAAGCCCTGCATCAGCGGTATGAGAAGCGCAAGTGGGAGGAAATCGAAAAGGACGCCGAGTCATACCGAATGTTCGCGAACACCGTGCTGAACGAGTTTCGCGGCCTGATGATGGAGCCTGCTCCCGAAGTGCAGCGACTTCCCCTCGGCCACCCGATTCACGACTACGCTCTCGTTATCAGCCCCACCGACTTCCATTGGGGCAAGCACGGGTGGGTCGATGAGGTCGGTGAGCATTACGGCTTCGATGAGGCACGAAGGCGACTCATGGAGAAGACCGAGGACTTGGTGAACAGGCTCCCCGGCTCGCCGGAAAAAATCATCGTGGCTACGGGCAGCGATTGGTTCCACGTCGATACCGACGGTGGGACCACGACCAAGGGAACGCCACAGGATATGTGCGGCAGCCCCGCTGAAATCCTGATGAGCGGTTGCCGCTTGGCCCGCGAACACATTGATTTGCTCCGCCAAGTGTCCGACGTTGAGGTGGTGTTCATGCCCGGAAACCACGACCGAATGTCGTCAATCGCGCTGATGATGTATTTGAGCGCGGTGTATGAGGACTGCGACGACTGTGAAGTGGTCGTGAGTCCCGCCACCCGCCAATACCTTCAATACGGAAACACCCTCATGGGCTTCATCCACGGCGACGGAGCGCGAAACCTCGTTGAATTGATGAGCGTTGAGCAGCGTCAATTGTGGGGTAAGTGCGAACACCACGTTTGGTTCCACGGCCACCTCCACCATCAGAAGGTCACGGAGAAGGGCGGGGCCATCATTTACCAATTGCCGAGCCTCGCCGGTCACGACCGCTACCACTACCGCAACGGCTACACAACGAGCCGCGCAGGACTTTCAGCGCACATCGTTGATAAGCAGCACGGAGTCATTGGTTCCCTGTTTGCTCCGGTGCATTGATACGTCAAATGGAGGCTTGAGAAAGATGCGCTTTCGCGGCGGTGATTTCTCATGTTTTCAACGGTTTATGACCCCTCTTGGCTGCTCCCCCTCCGAACCTTTGTGATGCCCTATGAGCAACATTCGACGTGCTTTATCGTTTGAGCGGGCAAGGCACGACGTGTCCTATTTCTATCGGTGGCTCGGCTACGCTTGGGGTCAGCACATCGGGGATTGGATGGACCTTTACACCGACCGTAAGGGGGCGCACGTCCATAGGGTGTGCATTATCGCACCTCGTTCGCATTCAAAGTCCACGACGCTCGGTGTCAAATTGCTGCATATGTGCCTGTTTGAAAAGTTTAACGGTAATCCTTTGCAGGTGTGGCTGTTTTCAGCGAGCAGGGACACCGCGATTCGCCGGTTGGCCGAAATCCGCTCCGACTTGACGAAGCATAAAGAATTGTCCCGATACCTCGACACGAAGAAGGGCGGCAAATTGGAACTGCACTTCACCAACGGCGCGGTCATTCGCTGTTCGTCGGTTGGCTCGGCCATCCGTGGTGAACACCCTGCGGTCGTGGCCCTTGACGACATTCTGCTCGACGCCAAGAAGGAATTGAACAACGAGCAATTGCGCCATTGGCTGCGAAAGGTTATCATGCCAATGCTCGACCCCGGCTCGTCCCTGTTCTGCGTTGGGACGCCCATGGCTATGACCGACATTTACCACACCGAAATGCTCGACAATCCCCAATGGAAGACCGGCACTTGGTCGGCAATCCCGAATTGGGACGTGTCGAAGCACGAACCGGAAAATCTTGAGGCCTTGTGGCCTGAGTTCCGCCCAATCGCGTTCCTGTTGGAGCAGAAGGAAAGCATGGGTGAATTGGAGTTTGCTCAGGAATTGCTGTGTAAGGTCATTGACGACGAGTCAGCCGTGTTCCCACGCAATTACACGCGGAAGAACATGGACATGGAGCAGACGTTTGAGAACGAGAAGCGGGACGGGCGACGATATGTGGTCGGCTTTGACCCGTCGCAGGGACTTGGGAAGGACTATTCGGTGCTTGTGGCCGTCCGCCAAGAATCCGACGGTATGTTGGTGGTGACGAACGTGTGGCGCAGGAATGACTTCAGCCCCGACCGTCAGGCCGACATGATTGGCGAATGGTGCAAACGGTATAGTGCGCCACTTGCCGCTGAGGACGTGGGCTTTCAGCGATTGTTCAAGAGTCTGCTTGAGGCAAAGGGAATCGGCGTCGATTACCGCGAGAGCCGCGTCAGCAACAAGGGACTGAAACAAGCCTTGCTGAACCGCCTGCGGGTGTGGTTTGAGCGCGGCAAAATCGTGTTCCCCTATGGCGACGATGCGACACGTCGAGTCGTCAGCGAAATGCTCGATGAATTGGAAGCCCACGCATGGAAAGCCGGTGAAATCGTGGACACCGGCCGACACAACGACTTGGTGATGGCCCTTGCTCACGCCGTGGACCAATTCACCGGAGCCGAACCCAACCTCCCCGTCGTCATGGGGACCATGAAAAAGGGCGGATGGGCCACCGGAGGACGACGCTCAGGCAAAGTGGGGCGAGGTGGCTCGCTCGGTGGGCGGGCATTGAATCGTCGTTTATAATACCACTTTTGGTAATTTTTGCCGCAAGATTTTTTTGAGCCTAAGCAGGCGGTCGGCCGCCGGATTTTTTGACTTTTGGACAAAAACGCATGACTGCGAGCCTGTGCCGTTTCCGGCTTCAGGAAGGCCCCTTAGAGGCCCGTGGAGGCCTCAGGGGTATCTATACCGCCCCGAGGCCCTCGCGGGGCAGGAAGGCCCCTTCCTGACCCCTTCCTGAGGGTGTTTGGGGTCGGGGTCCGGTCAGGATTGCGAGGGGGCCGGTCAGGATTGGCTAACCGGGGGACTGCGCCCCTGTTGCTCAAAGATTGAGGCCGCTAATCGGGGGACTGCGAGCCTGTGAAGGAGAAGGGGGGGACCACCCCCCGCCGCAGCGGGGGGGGTCCGGCCGCGCCGTTTGGCGTCTTTTCGTTGTGCTGCGGGGCTGCCTCAGTCGCGGACGACGGCGAGGCTCAGGTGCGCCCCGTGGCCGTCGGCGGCGTCGATGGCGACCACGACGACGGAGGCGGGAACCCACACCGTGCGCCCGTTGCGGTTGCTGCGGACCTCGCAGCCGTGGCCGACCATGGCCTCAACAGCCCGCGCCCCGTCCATGTCGAGGCCGGAGCGGGCGGCGAGGATGGCGACCGTGGCCTTCCGGTTGAAGCGGGCGTGGGTCATCTTCAGGCTGTGCGTGGCGGCTCCCTGTGCGCCGTTCTGACGGAGGACGGCGGCGGGGGTGCGAACGCCGTTCAGTTCGTCGAAGCAATCGAGGCCGCGCTTGACCTCGGGCAGGGGCATCACCAATTGCTGCGCGTTCATGGCTTCGGCGTCCATGCCGCAGCGGGGGCAGGCGTTCCCTGCGGCCCGCACGTCGGCCTCGCCGGACTGCTTACCGCAGCCGCCCGCCTTGGTCCCGCAATAGCGGCTCTCAGGGACAGCACCACGGGCCGCCGGTCCCATGCTCTCAGCGGTCAGGTCAAGGCTGCTGCCACGGCTGCCGTCGGCCTCAACGAGGTATGGGCGGCGTTCGCCCATGTGGTGGTGCGCTCCGGCGCGGTTCGCGTCGCGGTCGATGGTGATGCCTTGGACGCCGACCAACGGCACACGGGCATCAGCGGACACACCGGCAGCGGCGAGGGTCAGCGAGGACGCTGCCACGGCCTCCATACCGACCGTGAGCAGGCCACGGAGGGCAGGGTGAAGGCTCAGGTCCGCCACGGCAGCGGCGGCCTTCTCCACGGCATCGAGGGCAGCGGCGAGGCTGCCGACAATGCGAGGCGTAGCGATGCCCCAAGCCTTGACCGCCTTAGCGACCACGACACCGGCAACGGCGCGACCGTCGAGGCCGAGCAGGTCGGCGGCCCGGTCGAGCAGGGCGTTGAGGGCCACGGCGGACGGCGCACCGATGAGGCGGCCGTCGTCGGCTGCCTTGACCTCGGCGGCCTTGGCGGTGGTGGCAGCGGTGACGCCCGCAGCGGCGCGGGCTTCGGTGCGAGCCTTCCCCGTGATGGACGCCGCCTTCAGCAGCACCACGACGAGGGCGGCGAGGATGCGCCGCGCATTGATTGACGCATGGCCGAGGGCCATGAATGCGGAGTCGGCCGCATTTTCCGTGTTCAGGTTTTGGTTTTCGGGGTTCATGTTCTCTCTTCCCTGCGCTGTTGCGCAGCAATAGGGAGCGGCCGCCGGTATATCAACCCGCGCCAAGGCCAACAGGCTCGCAGTCCATCGTTTAGGCGATTTTTAGGGGGCCGCCGGGGTCGGCCCGAATCAGGCCGCCGAGGGCCTCAATAATTGATTTATAATTCGCGGGGGCGTGAATTATTGTTTCATCTTTTGACGCCGTGCAGCGGTTTCCTTTTTGCACCATTCCTGAGGACCAAGCATCAACATATCATGATATCATGATATGTCGATATCCGCCGGGCGGATTTTAGTCGCGACTAAAATCGGACACCCATGAAAAAATTAGTCGGTTAATAATAAAAAAAAGAGAAAATTAGTCGGCCGGGGTGTAGGAAAAATTAGTCGGCGTTAGTCGGGGGAAAAATTAGTCGGGCTAATTTAGTCGGTCGAGAAAACGAGAAAAAATTAGTCGGTCTTAGTCGAGGGAAAATTAGTCGCCTTAGTCGGGCGAGAGAAGGAAGGGACCGACCGGGGCCGCAGCCCCGGTGGTCCGGCCGACCCGGTTGGGTTTAGTCGTTTGAACGCCGTTTTAGTCGCTCAGACCTTGCGTGGGCGGTCCGTGCTGAGGTCATAGTGGACCTTCCGCACCTTTCCGTCCTTGAAGAGCGACACGTCGCGGGCGTTGTGGCCCGTGATGTGCTGCGAGGTGTCCGTGAACGCGCTCACGCTCGCGTGGCTGCTGTCGGTGAGGGTGGTCCCGTCGAAGCGGTAGGACCGCACCTCGGTCTTGACCCATCCGCCATACGGACCGGCCACCAACTCAACCTCAACCTCGACCTCGGTCCCGTCGTCAAGGACCGCCTTCAAGGTCAGGCGCTCGCCTTCGTTCATCTTCATGCTTCGTTGTTCTTGTTCGGTCATTCTTCATGCCTCCTGATAGCCGCTCCGCTCGCCTGTTCCCACTTCGCGACTATTGTCGCGAAGGAGGGGCTTCCGGTATATAACAGGCACGGACGCCGACTAATTTCCACCGACTAACGACTAAGGCCCGAATCGCGGGGGTCATAGTTTAGTCGCGACTAAGGAATCGCCTCCCCCTAATTTAGTCGCCTAATTTAGTCGAAAAAATTAGTCGCTAAAAATTAGTCGCTAAAAATACCTCCTAAAAATTAGTCGTCTTGCGGTCGTTTTAGTCGCCTTAGTCGTTCAGTCGATGTAGCCGCTCGGCTTCGGGTTGTTGATGATGTGGCCGTTCGGCAAAACGACGGTCGGTCGGTAGGTTCCATAGACGGACGAGCAGATGAGGCAAGGGCGTTCGGTGCAGGTGCTTGAGTCCCTGAACGCGAGCCGGTAGTGCCGCTTGATGGCTTGATGCTCGTTCGGCACGTCCCACAGGTCGCGCGTCATGAGTTCGTGCATCTCAGCGAACCCCTTTCTCATGCGGTCGAGGACCGCCTCAATTTCTTTCTTCTCTTGGCTTGTTAGTCGGGTCATGTCTTCTCTCCCCATTCTGCTATCCTCTCAGCCTGCCTATATACATTTCCCCTTCCTGAATCACGGGACTCAGGGGGGTCGGTCATTCTCTTTTTTGGGGTCGGTTCGGGGTTGTGCGTTTTAGTCGCGACTAATTCCCAACCTTCCCACCACAATTTAGTCGGTCTTTTAGTCGAAAAAGAAGTTTTTTAGTCGGTGGGGGGTATGGGGTTTTAGTCGGTGTAGTCCCCTGACTTATGCCGCAGCATTTTAGTCGGGGCGGCCGCGCCGGTTGGCGTAAAACGAAGGGTGGATTTTAGTCGCGCTTAGGCGGTCCAATGGGCGCACCGCTGCACATAGCACAGGCGGGCAGCCACGGCGTCCACAGCGTCCGAAAAGGCGCAGGGGAACTCAGCCAACACGTCGTCCGTGTGTTCGTTCACCACATGGTCGCGGGCGGCCTCAAGCATCTGACGGACAGTCATGCCGTCGGCTTCAAGGTCGCCGCAGTCGGTGCAGCGCAGGTGGTCGCATTGGGTCAGTTTCAGTCTCATGGGGTGTTGCCTCCATCTGCCCCTCGGCTCCGCCCCATATAAGGGATTCGATGGCCGACTAAAGGACTAAGGGCGACTAAGGTTGGGGACGGGGGCTGATTTTTAGTCGCGACTAATTTCTGTCCCGTAATTTTCCCGCGCACAATTTAGTCGGCCTTAGTCCCCTAAAAATTAGTCGGTTCTCAGTCGGGCCTAAAACCCACCTAACGCCCTCAGGCGTTTTCATCCATCCACGCCTCCACGCGGGCGAGAACCACGTTCGCACCCCACAGGACGGCCGCGAGGCCGACCACGAACAGCACCGCGAGGTCGCCGGTCAGGACCACGCTCAGTCCTCCTTCGGGAACCGCGCCAACAATTCTTGGGCCATGCCGTTGCTCAGGGCCGCGAGCGCGTGGGTCAGGTCGTTCAGGTCGGTCAGCAGGCGGTCGGGGACGACGTTCACCGCTTCGTGCAGGTCAATCGCATACAGCAGGTTGAACGCGTGTTCGACTCGGCCTTGGATGTCGCTCAGGGTCATGGTTTGTGCCATGATTCACGCTCGGCTGCACCCCATATAAGGGATTCGGTGTCCGACTAATTTTTGAGCGGGGCGGGGCGGGGGTCGGCGTTAGTCGCCACTAATTTAGGTCGGGTAATTTTGGGGGTAATTCTTTAGTCGCGACTAAACCCGGTCCTTTTTCGCTCCGCTTTTTTAGTCGGTCGCTCCGCTTAGTCGGTGGTCCCTCCCCCGGCGCAGGGAAGTTAGTCGGGGGAAGGACCGGAGAAAATTAGTCGCTCATTGGGAGCAGCGGCGGCAGGCGCGGCCCGCGAGGACGGCCGTGCCGGTGCAGCACGGGACGTGGGGCCGCTTCGCACCGCGCTCGACGCAGGGGCCGCACACGCCGTTGGACGGGGAGCATTCGCAGTCTGGCAGGGCCTCAACGTATCGCTCGAACTCAAGGCGGGAGGCCTCGATGAACGCTTCACGCGCCGCGTCGAGGTGGCGCAGCACGGCGACCCACGCATCAGCGGTGGGCTGCTTGCTGCTCTTGATTTTGATGCACACGGCGGTTTCGGCTCGCCCGATGGCTTCGGTGGTCTTCATGGGTTGGTCCATGATGGGGGGTTGGTTGCAGGGTATATCAATGATTCGGAAGCCGACTAATTTCACGGCGGCCGACTAATTTCGGGGGCGGTTAGGGGGACCGGGTTTAGTCGCGACTAATTCTGGTCCCCATTTCTCATCTTTAGTCGTTCTTAGTCGCACCTCGTCTGAAAATCTTAGTCGCTTTAGTCGGCTCAGTCAATCCAAATGATTTGGTCGATGCCTCGGCGGTGCAGGGCGGGGGAGAGGGCGTGGCCGCAGGCCTCGCAGAACTCGACGTAGGGGGTTTCGGGGTAGCAGACGGTGTCGGCTCGGCAGCAGGCGGTGACGCGCTTTGGGTGGGTCATAGAGGGGCCTCGGCTGCACCCTATATAACGATTTTGAACGCCGACTAATTTTCGGTTCAGGTAAGGTGGCCCCAGCATTAGTCGCGACTAACTCTCCCCCCTCCCCGTAATTTTTAGTCGTGTGGGGAAAGAAGACCCTGCGTTATTGGTTCCGCAGGCTGAATGGTGACTCCCCTACGCGGTTCGCGCCGCGCTCGTCCCTTGACGCCGGGACTCGGACCCGGTTCCACCACCCATCTCCGACCCGGTTCCGTGTCCTTCAACCCTAATCTTCAGGCGTCCACGGAGTCCGGTTGTGCCGGAGGTCTTCAGCCGGGACGCGAATCCCGACCCACACA